TGACCGCATTCCATGCCGTAGCGGTGTCCGATGCAATACCGGACCATGCCGCAGACATGGATGCCTTGATGCTGTCGATCTGGCTTGTCACCGACTGCGCCATACCAGAACAGGCAGCCGACACGGAAGTGGAGACACCAGACCATGCGGTCTGTGCTTCTGCCTCCACACCCGACCACGCATTGGAGGTGTCGGTCTTCATCTGAGAAGTGGAATCGCTGGTCTTGCCGGTAATGGAATCCCAGATGCCGCCAAAGAAGCCGGAGATTCCTTCCCACGCACTGGAAATGCCGGACTTGATGCCCTCCCATGCAGTGCTTGCCGTGGACTGAATTCCTTCCCATGCGCTGGATAACCCGGTGGCGACCGTATCAACGGCAGAGGTCACACCCGACTGGATGCCGTCCCACACCGAGGTGATGGCACTTTTGATACCATCCCATGCCGTCGATGCCGTACTCTTAATGCCATCCCACGCCGTAGAAAGATTACTGCCCAGTGTGGATACCGCTGTGGACACAGTGGTTTGCAGGTTCGACCAGACATCCGAGATGCCGGTCTTCAGCCCTTCCCACGCTGTGTCTGCGGTTGTCTTGATGCCTTCCCATGCAGTGGACAGTCCGCTGCCCAGCGTGGAAACAGCACCCGACACAAAGGACGAGATGCCCTCCCATGCGGTCGAAACCACACTGGAAATGTCTTCCCACACGGTAGAAGCCGTGGACTTGATACCCTCCCAGGCCGATGACCAGTCGCCGGAGATCAGGTTCATTACGGTGGAGATGACCGAGGAAATGGCATCCATGACACCGCCGACCACGCCAGAGATGGCTTCCCACACCGTGGAGAAGACCGTCTGCAAGCCAGACAGGATGCCGCCGAGAAACGACGAGATGCCATTGAAGGTGGATGTGGTGTTCTCGTCCATCTCACTGGTCTTTCCAGTAAAGAAAGAAACGATACCATTCCAGATCCCCTCAAAGAAGGTCTTGATCCCGGTCCACACCCCTGTGAAAAATGTCGAAATGTCGGTCCAGATGTTGGACGCGGTCGTCTGAATTCCAGTCAGAACGCCGGAGAAGAACGTGCTGATTCCCGTCCAGATACCTTCAAAGAACGACTTGATACTCTCCCAGACCGAGTTCCAATCCGTGCCGAACCAGCCGAGGAACACATCTGCCACGCCCTTCAAGGTGTCCAGCACCGTAGAGAAGATGGACTGGATGCCCTCCCAGATGCCGGAGAAGATACCCTTGACTGCTTCCCACGCTCCGCTCCAGTTTCCTTGGAACAGATTGGAGAAAACATCGAACAGACCGATCAGGGTATCCAGCACAGTACTCAACACCGTGGATACGACCTGAAACGCGCCCTCGAACACAGGAGCTAACACCTGACAGAAGCCATCCCACACAGCTTTCAGGACTTCGACAATGTCCTTGAAGTCAAAGCCGAGGTCATTGATTCGCTGGGTCAGCTGGTCACAGAAGCCGCGTACCGTTTCCACAATGCCGTTCCAGATGTTGGTGATCGCCGTGCGGAACTCCTCATTGGTGTTCCAGAGATTCACAAAGGCTGCGACCAGAACTCCGATGACCGCAACAACGGTCATGACCGGGGCGGAGATCCCGCCGAGTGCCGCGCCCAGTTTTCCAAACAAGCCGCTTGCGCTGCCGACATGGGTGGACAGCAGCCGGATGCCCTTTGCCAGAGAACTGAATCCCTTGAGGGCTGTACCGACTGTCGATATGGTCTTGCCTAATACGATCAGGAGCGGACCAATAGCCGCCGCCAAAGCCGCCACCTTGATGATGGTTTCTCTGGTGCTGTCATCCATGCTGTTGAGCTTGTCCACGAATGCCTGTACCGCCGACACGATCTTACGGATGGTCGGCATGAGCAGGTCGCCAAAAGAAATAGCCAGCTCCTCCAACTGAGATTTCAGAATGGTGAGCTGACCATTGAGGTTATCCTGCATGGTAGTCGCCATGCTCTCGGATGCGCCATCGCAGTTTTCAATGGCACCGCTCAGCTTGTCGATGTCCGACTGGCTGGCATTCATTAGAGCCAGGAAGCCGGACATGGCGTTCTTGCCGACCAGTGCTTCTGCATTCGCAGCTTTCTCAGATTCCGACAACCCGGAGAAAGCCACACGGCAATCTGCCAGGATGTCGTTTAGGCTGCGCATACTGCCGTCTGCATTGCTGGTGGCAATGGTGACCTCACCGATGTTCTTACCCACAAAGGTAACTTCACCGGCAAGGTTGTTCATGATGGAGCGCAGTGATGTGCCGGCCTGAGATGCCTTGATGCCAGAGTTTGCCATTAGGCCGATGGCTTCGGCGGTGTCCTCTGCGGAGAATCCCAAAGCACCCGCGATAGGCGCACAGTATTTGAACGTCTCGCCCATCATGGAGACATTCGTGTTGGCATTGGACGAAGCCGCTGCGAGGATATCTGCGAAATGCCCGGAATCCGAAGCCGACAGGCCAAAGGCAGTCAGCGCATCCGTAACGATATCCGAGGTCGTGGCGAGGTCTTCACCCGATGCGGCCGCGAGGTTCATGATACCTTCGATACCGTCCAGCATATCCCCGGTCTTCCAGCCGGCCATAGCCATGTACTCCATGGCCGATGCCGCCTCGGATGCAGAGAACTTGGTCTTGGCGCCCATCTCGCGGGCTTTGGCACGGAGCTGGTCAAAGTCATCTCCCGTTGCGCCGGAAATAGCGGCGACCTTGCTCATTTCTGTATCAAAGTCCGCTGCCGTCTTGACCGCCGCTGTACCAAGGCCGGTGACAGCCGCCGTTACCGGCAGGAACTTTTTGCCGGTGTCCTCGACCTTGGACCCCACAGTTTGCAGCTTGTCACCCACCGCATCGATCTTGGCAAGGGTCGCATTGGTGACCGCCGCTTGTTCCTGCAGGGATTTGAGCTGTTCCTCCGTTTCCACGATCTCACGCTGGAGTGCATCATACTGCTCCTGGGTGATCTTGCCGTCAGCCAGTTGTTCATTGGCCTGTTGAGCCGCCGTCTTGAGGGTAGTCAGCTTCTCCTTGGTGGCTTCGATGGCTTCCTTCAGCATCCGCTGCTTCTGGGTCACCGCTTCCGTATTGGAGGGGTCGAGCTTTAAGAGCTTGTTGACATCCTTCAACTCAGACTGCGTTGTCTTGATGGACTTGTTGACGCCTTCCAATGCTTTGGAGAGTTTTGTAGTGTCACCGCCAATTTCAACGGTAATGCCTGCGATTCTGGATGCCATGCGGATAACCACCTCCTTGTTGGCATGAAAAAAGCCCATCTGCACGAAGGCAGACAGGCTCCATATATTGACGTTTGCATCAAAGTCGTCTTTTTAGCATACAATATATTTGTCAGCAAATTGGTCAATATTATGGTTGACGATTTTGCAGATAAGTGCTACAATGATGATGAAGAAAGGAGTTGACGACCATGGCTTCTGTTATGAGTGCTATTACGAATACGGTTCCCATCACGCAATTCAACCGCGGCCTTGCAGGAAAAATTTTTGAGGACGTCAAACAATACGGTGCAAAAGTTGTTATGAAAAACAACGTTGCTGAATGCGTCCTTATTTCCCCGGATGAGTATGTCCGACTGATGGATGAATTGAACGATGCCCGCTTGATGGCGATTGCATCTGAGCGTATGGCACATTTTGATCCCTCCACTTTAATTTCTGAGGAAGAAATGAACCGTCGTCTCGGTGTCACGGAAGACGATCTCGCCGGTTTTGACGAGGTTGAAATCGAATGAGCTGGAAACTTGAATATCTTCCCGAAGCAGAAAAAGATCTGAAAGACCTTGATGGAAGCCAGCGCGTCCTTGTTCTGAAGGCCATCAAAAAAGTTCAGCAGAATCCTCTGCCTGTTGATGAACAAGGCTACGGTAAGCCCCTCGGCAATCACAGTGGAACCAATCTTGCCGGATTGCTTAAAATCAAGCTCCGTTCCGCGGGCTTACGAGTCGTTTACCAACTTCGCCGCACGGAATCATCCATGATGGTAATCGTCATTGGTGTTCGTGCCGATGAAGAAGTATATGATCTTGCCCAGAAAAGAGCTTCCAAGCACGGTCTAATCGGTTGACTGTTGCTGCCAAGTCGGTTATAATTCTAAACGCGATCAGGTTTCGGCAACCTTGCGAGGTCCGAGACCGGGAAGATGACCTACGGGCCACCTTCTTTTCCCACTCAGCTGTGCACGGCTGGGTGGGATTTTTTATTTTCCGCCCTCACTCACCTACCGTGCTTATTTCACACTTCAAATAAGCACGAGCGTCTGGTTCTCAGAATCGGTCGAAGTCCGACTGGCTTGCCAATTCCTGATACGGATACTCATCGTTCTGCCGCTCCGTGAACATATCATTGACCAACCCAATGGTCAGCAGGTCGAGGTCGGCGATGCTGATACCGAGCTGTACACAGCGCAGCATAAAGAGCGGGGTGGTCATTACCCGCTCACTTTTGCGAGGTTTTTTCTTGCCTCTACCTCCGTCTGCACATTCAGACCCCACAGCTCGATCAACTGGGGAAGGATCTGGTAGATGGAGAAGGTGTTGAAGTTCTCCAGCCACTCATCCGGGGTGTCTGCCACCTGATCCGGATGGGCGTGCTTCGCCATGATATAGGCGATATTTTCAAACATCTCCAGACTGAACAAGTCGAGGTCGGAGCTATCCTCGTTGCCGTCATCCACACTCTTTTCCAGAGAACGAAGGTCCTTATAGATGTCTCTGCCGAACTTGATGCGGTACAGGCGCGGCACGGCTGCGCTTGCACGGAACTCCACCTGCTGACCATCGATCTCGATTTTCTTCGTAACTGCCATGGTTGTTGTCCTCCTATATTCAATGTATAAGAGGGCAGTCCTCCTGCCCTCAATCTGTGATTCTTACTCTGCCGGGTCGATGCTAACCAGCGCATTGCCGCCGCTGACGGTGGGCAGCTTGCCGTCCCACTTCTGAACCTTCTGGTACTCGATCAGCGTATCAGACAGGCTGTCCGCAATCTTGCGGTTGGCTTCTGCCTGTGCCTCGGCTGCAATGGAAGTCTTCTGGGCTTCTGCCTCAGCATTGGTGATGGCCACCTGCTTGTCCGCCTCTGCCTTAGCAATAGCGGCTTCATTCTCGATCTTCTGGCGGGCGGCATTCTGCTGTGCAATGGATTTCTGCTGGATGGCAACATTGTACGCTTCCTCGAAATCCATGTCGTTGATGACCACCTTGTTGACGAACACAGCACCCTCACCGTACTTCTGGTTAAGGGACTCAGCCAGCTTCCGCTGTGCCAGAGGCTCCACCTTGGTGCGATTGGTCACATCTTCGGGACCCAGCTCAGACATAGCCGATTTCACAGCAGATGCGACCAGCTCATCCCCAAGCAGATTCTTGATGTCGGACACATTGGCATACAGCCACGCGGACTTTTCAGGCAATACCTGATAGGTCACGATGACATCTGCCGCATACACCGGAGTCTTGTCGGAGGCTTCGCCCCAGATCTGGTTCTCAATATGCTTGTCCTGCTGCTTGTTGTTGACGGTGTGGATGCTCTGCACAAAGGGGATCGTAAAGTTGAGCTTGCCACTCTGAATAGTGGTTTCCTGAATCTGACCGAAGCTGGTCTTAACGCCTGTGTAGCCGGTCGGCACAATGGTCAGCGACCGAATCAGCAGGAATGCGATCACGATGACAGCGAACAGAGGGAATACACGACTTTTTTTCATATCAAAATTCTCCTTTTTCATGTAGTGACAGAGCCAATGCCCTGCCACAGTTCAAATCAGCCCTGGGGGTCTACTTCCTCCGGGTCAGTCACACTGGATGCTTCCGCCTGCGGCTCATACACCTTTTCGTACCACTTGTTGTAGACATCATCGGTGGTGTCAGTGCCGGTCTTGGCCTTGACGTAGCCGTTCGCCAGTGGGGTTGCCTGAATGGTCAGCTTGTCGGTCTTGACCTCCTTGCTGTCCTCGTTGGTGTCACCCTCCACAGCCGGACGGGATGCCACGCAGTTGTACATGACATGACGGATGTGCCGCTGGTCGCCATCGAATTCAAACAGGAAGGCGAAATGCTCCAGCTCCGCGTTAGCGTTCTCCGCCAGCACACCGTTGCCGTCCAGCTCCTCGTGCATAATGTCGGTGAGGAAGCTCTCAGGGATCAGCGCGATTTCGAGGTCACCCTCATAGCCGGAGTTGTTGTTCACGACATAGTACGCGATGTTGTCCGCATAGAACGGTTCAATATCGCCGTTGGCATCCATCGACAGGCTGACCGCACCGGGGATACGCACAGGCTTTGCGTAGGTGACACTGCCATCCTCGTCAAAGGTTGCCTTGGCGTAATGGCAGTTTTTCAGGCCGTACTTGACCTTATTGCTTTTCTTGGCCATTGCTTATTCCTCCATAAAAACAGCCCTGCATCAGCGTCACACGATTAGCTCATACAGGACTTCATACATTTTTTCAGTCTCGATCCAGACCTCGCTCTTTTCATAAAAAAGCTCGTGCCGGGTCAGGACTTCTTCGATTGCCGCTTCCATATCCGGGTCTTTGTAATCTGTGTAGACTTCAATGTGCAGCCGGTTAAAATGGTGATACACGATGTCGTCCGCACCGAAATTCTCGGCTTTCGGATAAAGGAAGCAGATGAATGGCGGGTCAGGACTTTCCCCCTCTGCGAAATGGTCATACGCACAAGGATAGCCCATTTCCTCCACCATAGTTTTGACTTCTTCGTGGGTCATGGTGTCCTCCTATTTCAGTGCCTTCTCGATGAGGCCTTGGAGCAATTCTTCGCCCAGCTGCTCGGCTGGCGCAATATGCGGTCTTCCCGCCACACGCCCACCGCCGCGCTTGGCATGACCATTTTCCAGAAGATGCGCCAGCTGGTATCTGTCTTTGGAATGCACGACCATCTGCAAACTCTGGCTGGACTCCTCCTGCTTGGTGGCGACCCAGCTCGACTTGTAATGGCCGGTCCGAGTCGGCGCGCCCGCCTCAATCTGTTCCTTGACGGTTTTGGCAGATTTGCGGACCGCACTCTTGACCCCAGCGGCAGCGAGTGTCGCATACTCCTGCAAGCCCTCATTGATGGCGGATGCCAGCTCATCCACACTCACAGTCCTGCTCATTTCTGTCTCCTTTGCAGCCGGCAATGAACCTTGATGGTTTTCTTACCGTAGTTCATTGGGTCAACCGAAATGATGTCGTACAGCTCACCCCGGAACATGACCCGGTAGCCGGTCGAAGTCAGCTGTCTGACTTCGCTGCACCAGCGAACCGTGAACACCACGCTTTTCTGTTCAGCTGTGACTTCACCTTCTTCCTCCTGCGCCTCATAGGTCGAAGCGTAGGCGAAGCAGGTGTAATAATCCACCCATGCGTTCCGATGGTTGCCGACCTTGTCGGTCATATGCTTGCTCTGCTGAATCGTGATTCGCTCGTTCAGCTTTTCAATCATCAGAACACCCCCTCCCTCACAGCAAACAGAATGGAACGAAGCGTCATCATCAGTGCGTGATGGTCTGCTTCGTCCCTGTGTTCGTACAAATAGCCCAGAGCATACAGAATTGCCACACGGCAAGTACTGCGCAGGGCTTCCAGCTCCCTCGTCGGCTGTACACCGTTCTCGGCATCCCGGTCAGCAGCATTGACTGCCTCCCACTGGTCATCCGAGAGCCGCCCCACATCCTTGCACATCTGCTCAGCAGAGGAGAGCAGGAGTCCGATCAGGGCATCCTCATCCCCGCTGTCCACGCGCAGATAGGTCTTTGCTTCAAAAAGCGGGATCAGTGCCATGATCGGTTTTCTCCTCTCTTATCAGCCGCCGGCAGCCATCTGGAGCAGCTGCACGGACTCCGGCAGGATCAGCTTGCCATCCACACGCTGGGTGGTCAGGAAACCGACCTGATCGGTACGGGCATACAGCTCGTTCAGACGACGGAAGGTGCGGTTCTGGCGGTCAGCCACCCAGTAGTAGCTGTAATCGCCAAAGGCCATGACCTTGCTGCCGCCCTTGACCTCCGGCATAAAGGCAGAAGTCTTCAGCGGACGGTTCAGCAGGGTATCCGGCTTGCCGATCTCCAGACCCGGCTTCCAGATATAGTTGTTGTTATTGTCCTTGAGGGTCATCAGCTGCAGCACCAGAGCTTCGTTGCAGAGGAACTGTGCCTTCTTGCGGTACGGAGCCTTCAGTGCGTAGTAGAGCTTGAAGATCTCATCAAAGGACACGGCATCCTTCTTGGCTGCGGTCACACCGACCTTTGCACCGCCGGTCTCTGCCAGCAGGCCCAGAGGCTTGCCGACACCATCACCGGTGATAAAGGCGCGTTCCTCGGCATTGCCCATACGCACACCAAAACGGCGGGCAATATAGGTGGCAAGGTCAAAGGCGGAATCGTTCAGCAGCTCATTGGAAATCTTGATCATAGTACCCAGCTTGTAGGCAGACAGCATAGTCTGACCGAAGGCGGCATCGCTCTCCGGGATCTCCTCGCCCTCATCGATCCAGCTTGCCTCGCCGGTATCCTCCGCAATGGGAATCTTGCGGGTGCCGGAGCTGGTGCGGATGACGGTCGCCATTCCACGGAAGATGTTGTTCTCCTCCAGTGCCTCTACCAGCTTTTTCTCGAACTCGTCCGGGACAGTAAAGCCGCCCTCGGTGTCCTCGCCCACAGACAGGGCATTGCGAACTTCACCGTAATGACCA